AGGGCTGATGCACGGGCACGTGGTGGCGCAGATGTGGCTGAGCATCCGCGCGCTTCAGAGTCGGCCCAGAGAAATCGTTCCCCATGAATGCGGACACGCTGCCATGGCCTGGGCACGCTGGCGCAAGGCGAATCTTGGCCACATGCCTGGCGAAGAGGTCATGTGCTACGCGCTCGGCCGCATGGTCGCTCAGGTCAACCGCATCTGTTACGCGGCCGGGGTGTTTCGGTAGAATCTGCCGCATCAACAGGAGAAAACCATGAAGAAATCCAAGGGTAAGAGCAAAGGCGGCGGCAAGAAGAATTGCTGACGGCATGGCATACGACCAGGCGCGCGCGGATCGCATCTGCGAATCACTCTCCAGGGGCCTAAGTCTTCGCAAGGCAGCGCAAGCCGAGGGAATCTCGCACGTCACTGTGCTGGACTGGATCAGGGATATCCCCGGCTTCAGCGACCAGTACGCCCGCGCGCGTGAGGCGGGCTGGGCGCTGCTGGCGGATGAGCTGGTGGAGATTTCTGACCGCAGCGAGAGCGACACGTTCATCGACCAGGATGGCAGGGAGCGCACCAACACGGAAGTGGTTGCGCGCTCCAGGCTGATGGTGGACACGCGCAAGTGGCTGCTGTCGAAGATGCTACCCAAGGTCTACGGCGACAAGGTGACGCAAGAGCACACGGGCCCGAATGGTGGCCCGGTATCGCTGTTGCTGCAGCAGATGGGCAAATCAAGCATGCCGGTGGTGCCGAAGCCGGATGATGAGTGACACGCTACCTATAGCGTGTCTGCCTAAAAATGATGCAGAAATGCGGGGGTTTGACCATGCGACACACTACCGGTAGCGTGTGGGGATTGATCTAGGTCACCGACCGACGACGCCAGAAGACCTGGCGCGCTGCCTGGCTGATCCGATGTGGCGCGTTTGCTCGGGCGCGCTGTACCAGATCATGCTCAAGAGCGATGCGGATGGTGAGACCGTTGTGCCGTTCCGTCCGAACGCGGCTCAGGTGCGGCTCATCAGCCGTCTGTGGCACCGCAACATCATCCTGAAGGCCAGACAGCTTGGCTTCACTACGCTGATTGCCATCCTGTGGCTTGATCACGCGCTATTCAATGCCGACCAGCGCTGCGGGATCATCGCCCAGGACCGCGAGGCGGCTGAGGTGATCTTCAGAGACAAGGTGAAACTGGCATACCAGCGGTTGCCTGAGGAACTGCGCAAGGCTATGCCGCTCGCGCGCGACTCCGCCACTGAGCTGCTGTTCGCCCACAACAACAGCAGCATCCGCGTGGCCACGTCGATGCGGTCAGGGACGATTCACCGACTGCATGTGTCTGAGTTCGGCAAGATCTGTGCCAAGTACCCGGACAAGGCGACCGAGGTAGTCACCGGATCGCTGCCAGCCGTGCCGCTTGACGGCATTGCCATCATCGAGAGTACGGCCGAGGGTCAGGGCGGCGAGTTCTACACGATGACCCAGCGCGCCAAGGCGCACGCCGAGAAAAAGACCGAGCTGACTGAGCGCGACTACCGCTTCCACTTCTTCCCGTGGTACGAAGAGCCGACCTACCGTGTGACGGGCGCAGTGACGATCAGCGCCACGGAACACGAATACTTCGACAAGATCGAGGCAGAGCGCGGTGTGAAGCTGGAAGAGGCGCAGCGCAAGTGGTACATCGCCACGCGTGATGCTGACTTCGGCGGCGATGCTGAGCGCATGTGGCAGGAATATCCGTCAACGCCAGAAGAGGCGTTCCAGGTCAGCACCGAGGGGACTTACTACGCCGTGCAGCTTTCTGCTGCTCGGAAGGCTGGTCGCATCACGCGCGTGCCGCACATGGATGGCGTTCCTGTCAACACATTCTGGGACATCGGAAACAGCGATGGCACGGCCTTGTGGCTGCACCAGAAGGTGGGGCTCGATCATCGTTTCATCGGCTTTATAGAGGGCTGGGGCGAGCCGTACAGCTACTTCATCGCCAAGATGCAGGCGCTTGGTTACATCTGGGGCACGCACTATCTGCCGCATGATGCCAAGCACAAGAGACAGCAGGGCGCTGTGATTGCGTCGCCGGAAGATATGCTCAAGAAATTGAGCATCGGCGGAAAGTGGGAGATCGTGCCGGTGGTGTCTGAACTGACGCACGGTATCCAGCTGGTGAGATCAGCGTTCAGCCAGGCATGGTTCGATGAAGCCGCGACAAAGGAGGGCATCGCGCACCTGGCCGGCTACCGCAAGACCTGGAATGAGCGGCTTGCATGCTGGTCTGATGTGCCGCGCAAGGATATCCACACGGAGGCCGCTGACGCCTTCAGGCAGTGGGCCCAGGTACAGGAAAAGCTGGGGAACCAGCGGCCGGCGCCAGTAGTCACGCCAATACCGACGCAATCGCGCTGGAACAGGCGTTAGAATCCGCCAATCGAACAAGGCGGGCCGATAGCATGGCGGGCAAGAGCAAGGCGGAACAGCGGGCCGGGGTGCATGATGAGGCGTTGCAGCGCTTCAATCGCGCCGAATCTGCCGTTCGCGACGTGCGATTGCAGTGCCTGGAGGCGCGCAGGTTCTACTCGGTGCCTGGTGCGCAGTGGGATGGCGCGTGGGGCGAGCAATTCGCGAACAAACCGCGGCTTGAGGTCAACAAGGCCCACCTTGCGGTGATCCGCATCATCAACGAGTACCGCAACAACCGAGTCGAAGTCAGCTTCACGCCGAAGGATGGCGACGAGGACGAGACCGCCGAGGTCTGCAATGGGCTCTACCGGGCCGATGCAGAAGACAGCGGCGCCGAGGATGCGCGTGACAATGCCTTCGAGGAGGCCGTTGGTGGCGGTATCGGTGCTTGGCGCCTGAAGAACGCCCTGGAGGACGATGAGGACCCGGAGGACGAGCGCCAGCGCATCGTGTGGGAGCCTATCGTCGATGCGGACACCTGCGTATTCTGGGATCCGAACGCCAAGCGGCAGGATAAGCGTGATGCGAAGTTCTGCTTCGTGCTCACACAGATGACGCGTGACGCGTACATCGATGAGTATGGTGACGACCCGGCGTCTTGGCCCAAGGGCATCACGTCAGATGTATTCGACTGGGCGCCGCTAGATTCCGTCTATGTGGCCGAGTATTACAAGGTCACCGACAAGAAGCAGAAGATATATTGCTACGTCGATCTTACTGGCCAGGAGCGCGAATACTCAGAGCAGGACCTTGAGGATGAGGAGGGCCTGCTTGATGAGCTGAAGGCCACCGGCCACAAGCTGAAGGGCCCGCCAAAGATCCGCCGCGTGCGCAAGGTGCACAAGTACATCATGAGCGGCGGAAGCATCCTAGAAGATTGCGGATTCATCGCCGGCAAGTACATCCCAATCATCATCACGTACGGCAAGCGCTGGTATGTGGACGGCATTGAGCGCTGCATGGGGCACGTGCAGTTGTGCATGGATGCACAAAGGCTCAAGAACATGCAGCTATCGAAGCTGGCGGAGATCAGCGCCAGGCCCAGCGTGGACAAACCGGTTGTGAGCCCGGCCCAAATGGCTGGGCACGCTGGCATGTGGGCGCAGGACAATATCGAGGAATACCCGTACCTGCTGCTGAACACTGAGGTGGACGCAAACGGCAATCCGATGCAGGCGCCATTGCAGTACACCCGGGCGCCCCAGGTTCCGCCGGCCATGGCCGCACTGCTTCAGCTCACCGAAGATGATCTGCGCGATCTGCTTGGTAACCAGCAGGCCGGCGAAGAGATGCAGCCGAACACCTCCGGTAAGGTGGTTGAGCTGATTCAGAACCGCCTGGACATGCAGAGCTTCATCTACATGTCCAACTTCAAGAAGGCCATTCGATACGAAGGCATGGTGTACCTGTCGATGGCGAACGAAATCTACGTCGAGCCAAAGCGCAGGATGAAGACGCTGGCGACTGATGGCGCCGTGTCGTCCGTTGTGCTGAATGACGACGCCTACGACGAAGAGCGCGGCATGTACGAGAAGAACGACATCAGCAAGGCGCGCTATGACGTGTATGCCGACGTCGGCCCGACAAGCAGTAGCAAGCGGGCATCCACGGTTCGGGCGCTCACTGGGCTGATGGCCATCACCGGTGCAGCTGACCCGCAGACCACGCAATTGCTCGCATCCGCGGTGCTGTTGAACATCGAGGGCGATGGCCTGCAAGACATCCGCGATTACAAGCGGGCTCAACTCGTTCGGCAGGGCGTCCTCAAGCCCACCGAGGAAGAGAAGAAGCAGATGGCCGATGAGCAGGCCAATGCCAAGCCAGACCCGCAAGAGGAGTTCCTTCTTGCGGAGGCAGGGAAGGCGCAGGCTATCGCAGTCAAGGCGCAGGCCGACACCGGCAAAGCGCTTGCTGATACCGAGAAGATCAAGGCGGATACTGCGGCGACCCTGGCCGCAATTCCGCGTGAGAACGCGGCGGCTGCCATTGAGGCCGCGCGCACTTTGAATGACATTGCCACACCAAATGAGCCAAATGCCACCGGAGCTTGACCAGGTACTCGAGGAGGAGCCCATCGCCGATGCCGATGATGACACGCCGGCCGATGCCGATGCATCGGATGGGGTAGACGCCACAGCTCACGCCCCCGGCGCAGACGCAGAGGTTGAAATCACCATCGGCGACGATGAGCCTGAGCCAGAGCAGCCTGAGAAGGCTCCGAGCTGGGTGGCCGATCTGCGCAAGCGCAATCGTGAGCTTGCCAAGGAGCTGCGTGAGGCCAAGGCATCTAAGGCTCAGCCGGCGCAGCAGCAGGCCCCGTCAGATCCTGGTCCGATGCCGAAGCAGTCTGATGCCGATATCGACTACGACGGCGACAAATACGCTGCAAAGCTGCTGGAGTGGACGGAGAGGAAGCGCAGGCACGAGGAAGCGCAGCGCGAGGCAGAGGCCAAAGAGCGAGCCGTCCGAGAGGCATGGCAGAAGACGCTGAACCAGTATGAGGCGGAGAAAAAGGCGCTGAAGGTTCAGGGGTACGCTGACGCAGAGGCCGCCGTCCAGGATGTATTGAGCACGGTGCAGCAGGGCATCATCATTCAGGGCGCGGACAATCGCGCTCAAATCGTGTATGCTCTCGGCCGAAACACAAAGAGGTTGCAGGAATTGGCGGGGATCGATGATCCAGTCAAGTTCGCAATCGAAATCGGAAAGGTGTCCGCTCTCATGAAGGTGACGACTCGCAAGCCCACTGTGCAGCCTGAAACCGGCGTGCGCGGCGGGTCGCCTGGAGTGCAGCAGACATCATCCAAGAGTGATGCGCTCCTGAAGAAGGCGCAAGCGTCCGGCGACTACACCGAATACTTCAGGGCACAGCGAGCAGCGCGCGCCAAGAAGTGAAGTAGTAAGGCCGCCACCGGGCCTGCCGGTGAGTGTGTGGCTATCCATCCGGCCCATGGGATGAGCGAAGCAGCGGAGCAATCCGCAGTCAAACTCATTTCATGGAGCCACACATGGCAAATTCGTTCAGTAAAGAGGAAATCGTCGCCTTCGACCAAGTGCTTGAAGGGTTCGATGATGCATTGGTACTCTCGCGCACCGTGGGCAAGTACAACGTGGGTTCCACCACGCTGGAACGCGCAAACGACACGATCTGGCGTCCTATGCCGTACATCGTGCGATCCAACGACGGCACGGACGCGACCGGCCAATTCAAGGAATCGACGCAACTGACGGTTCCGGCGCGCCTTGGCTACCAGAAGAACGTGGCGCTGCTGATGTCGGCCACGGAGCTGCGTGATGCGATCCAGGAGCAGCGTCTTGGCCAGGCTGCCATGCATCGGCTGTCGAGCGACATCAATGTGGCCCTGATGAATGTCGCGGCGAACTACGGCACGCTGTTCGTCAAGCGCTCTTCTGCTGCATCTGGCTTCGATGACCTGGCCGAGTGCGAGGCGATGTTCAACGAACAGGGCATCCCTGCCGGCGAGCGCTTCGCGGCCCTGGCCACGCGCCATTACAACAGCATGGCCAGCAATCTGGCGGCCAGCACGCGCAGCTTCGGCAACAACAAGTCCGACAAGGCGTACGAGAAGGCGTATGTCGGCACGGTGGCTAGCTTCGAGACCTACAAGCTCGACTATGCCAACAGCAAGACGGCGGCGGCTGGGGGCGGCTCGCTGACCATCAACACCCTGGCGGCAGGGGCTAACTACTACACCCCGAAGGCAACGTCTGTCGCCACCACCGGTGAAGCGAGCAACGTGGACAACAGGTTCCAGACGGTGACAGTTTCCAGCACCACGAACGTGGCCGCCGGCGATGCGTTCACCATCGCTGGCGTGGTCCCGGTGCATCACATCACCAAGAACCCGGTGACTGGGCAACTGAAGACGTTCCGTGTCATCAGCGTGGACAGTTCCACCACAATGACGATCAGCCCGCCGATCATCTCGGCCCAGGGCGCGACGGAAGCCGAATACCAGTATCAGAACTGCTCGGTTACCGGCTCCAGCACCGCGGCAATCGTGTTCTTGAACACCGTCACGGGCGCCATCAACCCGTTCTGGCATCGTGAGGCGGTGGAGCTGATGTTCGGTCGCTACTCGATCCCGCGTGATGCTGGTGTCGCCGTGATGAACACTACCACGGATCAAGGCGTCGAGGTGGTGATGCAGAAGTCATACGACATCAACACCATGAAGACCAAGTACCGCTGGGACATCTTCTTTGGGGCGACCATGATGCAGCCAGAGATGTGCGGTCTGATGATGTTCTCGCAGACCTGAGCGGCAAGACACAAGGAGCACGAAATGGAACAAATCTGCTATCCCAACGGCACCGTCAAGGTCGCCGTCCCGGCCACTGAAAGCATTGCGGTGGCCACTTTCGGCCAGTCGTCCGCAAAGGTGTATCGCCAGCTTGGGTACCCGAACTATCCGACGCAGCTTACGCTGCTGGGCGTGGTCGAGGACCAACAAACGGTGTTCGGGTCCTACACCTCTGGCGCAACCATCGTCATCCAGGCCGGGGCCGACCCGGTGCTGTACGAGAACGGCTTCGACGGCGGCAATGCGTCGAGAATGCCGCTGAAGGTGGTGACCACGGGCACACCGGCCTTGCGCATCTCCACGAAGACCGGAGCCTGCGTACTCGACAAGCTCAGTCCAAAAATACCGATCACATTGTCCCGCTCGGCCTGTTTCTTGGCGGCGGCAACCGCGCGGTCCGCC